GTCCAGTGTTTTTATTATACTCGAGATAAGGAGTTTCCGCTATATAAGGAACTGTGATTGTGAATTCACTATGTTCTCTCAAATCAATAATGGTTCTATTAGTATATCCACTATTTTCTGTAGAATTCGTTGCTGCAGAGGCTAAAGATCCTGGCATAAACCAAATAGCTACCCTGCCTGAATGGAATTCTGTTTTGACAATCTTAAACTTATAGACGATACCACCTCGCCAGTACTTAAACTTACGATTAATATAACCTAAAGGTCCTGTATCGAGCCTGTTATGAACACCATCAACTGAGGTTTTTCCAATTCTGGGCGTAACAGGTATATCTAAAATAATATCATTAACAAGATTTGAAGTAGTCATAGCATAAGTACCATGATAAGTTGGTATTCCAACAAAATGAGAAATATCTAGCTCATCGACATCAGTACCAAAAGCACCTGGCAATACATCCACTTGATTATCACTTTGTAAGGATAATGGTGGTGTGAAATCTGCTTTGTTGATATTCGTTGATCCATACAATCTTGATCTCATTACCTGTACACTGGGAGCTAAATTAGCAGGCGAAGACCAACCGAAAACTGAGGCCGAATTTCCAATAATATCAGAAGCCCAAGCCAATTTGGAAGTATAATCACCCAATACTGGCACAGGATTGAAATACTTAGCTGCTCTAGAAATCTGAAAAGCAACAGAAGAAATAGCTCCTACTCCTGTTTTTTTTTGCTTCAACATCTGAAGCGGTTTGATTCTTCTTCTTAGTGGAAGATTTGAATCTGGGAGCTTGTAATTCAAAAGGAACTACTCTACCAATCAATTCCACATCTTCAAAATGAGCCCACAAAGTGTATGAACAACTAGTTGATCCAGAAAGACTTTCCATAGGTGAATATGGAAAGAGTCTTAATGAACCCACTCTCTGATCGGAAAGAAGGTTTTTAAAGACATAAAAGTCGGCAGCCATACTAAATGGAATTTCTAGTACTGCTGTAGTGTCACAATTTAAATCAATATCAACACCAGGCAAGTTGGATCGTTGGATCAAAGTGGCTGTGTGTTGATTTACCCAGAGCGTAGCATCAGATGTTCTACACCCACCTAAGGGTACATAACATAGACGATAACGTCCCTGTTGAAATCTTTCAGCGTTTACGTTTAAAGTAAACACCATTTTAAAGCGCATACCAAGATAACCTTTAATTTTATCTTTGAAGATATTATTCAACAGAATATCCGTGGGACATAGAATTTCAGGAAAAGTAGTGGATGTATCCGTAATTGATAAATTTCCCGATTGTATAACTTTAGGAACTCCCAAAAATGTTTTAATATCTTGAGGAGTATCGCCAGATGCATTACTGTAATAATCCTTGGCAATAACTGAAGGCATAGAAGTTTTGGACACATTAACGCCTGCGTCCTCGACGAAAGTAGTGATACTATCACGTACTCTGGTGCCAGCAACTTCCGAAGAATTTGTTGGCGTATTTTCCACGCTTTGAGAGGTGGACATCTCTGTTTGTTTTGCAGCAAGTCAAATTTTAAATAAATGAGCTGACTCAGGCTCAAAAATCGAGAAGGGGTTCCTGGATATTGTGAGGGCTGCTCACGGTCCATCCTGGAAGTAGGGGTAAATACCCCAGACCTTTAAAAGTACACGGGAAGAAGAACTTTGTTTAACCTTCTATTGTATAATTCTTCTAACATCGAAATACTTAGAATCTCATGCAATGCATGAGCACATCTGCTAAAGGCTAGCAGTACCCTATCTTTTGGTAAGATAGACACCGTATTAAGTTTTGATAACCTAACGCTTAACGATCAAAAAGTATTAAATCCTAACTCATTTACCATGAGTACTTTTCTACTTTTAAATATCTGTGTACGTTCGGTATCAATACCTTTTGAAGACAATGCTTTACGAATTGCTTTCGAATAATAATTGAATGTGTCACTGTCATGAATAGATAATTCACGAATAAATACGTTCAAGTTGTCGTAAAAAATTTCCATACCGTTGGCTTTCTTTGTCCAACAAGGAATTTCCAACACCGAAGATAGGTCCAATGGACCTACATAACAACCAAATAGATCTTCATAACGAAAACCGCGCTTTAAAAAACTAACTTCAGTTAATTTTCTCCAAGGTTTATTTGCTTTACCTTTAAGTTCCGTAGTGTATACAAGACCGCATTCAGCCATCAAAGGTGGCAAAACAAGTTCGTTGAATTTATCAGCATACCTATCGTGTACAGAAAATATATTATCATCACCTGTGACTTGTAACTCTACACATTCATTAAACACCAAGTGTTGTTCATTGAAAGTTTTAAAGAAACAATATCTAAAAGCTAAATGATTATACATGCAATTTATGATAATAGTCAAAGGATGCCCCGAAGGTAAACTCGATGGCCATTCATATATGACATTGGAGAAAATATGCCTGGAATTGGTAACTTCAAGCCATAATGTCTTCCTTATCATTGCGTTTCTCTCACCATCATCATACCACTCATTAATAATATCCAAAATAATATTATGTATTTGTGGTTGTTCACTGCCGTCGAAACCGGAAAAATCTCCGGCTCCAACGTAAGGATCGCTGTAGCGAGAAAATCTACCTAATCTATTAGCCAGACAATTCCAATCAGCGGATAATGGATTGATGGCAATGCATGTGCCATTATCTATGGATCTTTCAAACATAAACTTAGAAAAGGCTCCAAAGTATTGTTTGCATGCGATCAAATACTCGAAAGGTCCCCCATTAAAGAGACGAGTTTTTCCATCTCGAACTTTCTCAATGGATCTTCGTTCATCTTTCAAATTGTCAGTGAAAACCCATAATCTACGTTTTCCCAAGCTTGCATCCTCAATTATTGATTCTATGGTTTTTGAAAAATCTTCAAAATAAGGGTTGGATGAATCTCTAATAGCTGTATCTCCTAGTAATAAATGTTTAATATTTACTAATTCATATTTTAATGGAAAACCAACACTACTAGCTGAATTTACTGCATCATAATATTCAATTTCATCATCTCCCCACAATGCGATATCAACAGGCAAAATTTCCTTAGTTGAAGTTCTTAAAGAATTCAAAAAACAGAAATAATCTTCCTTTGATTTTTCAAGTATTCCAGGATCTACTAATATAGATTGGGTGCAATATTTGGTCATTGCGATTTCAAAAGGATCAATATTACCTTTAGGTCTCAATAATGCTGGAACTTGTTTGGAAATGAAAAATGTTTCCATTCCATAAAGAGGTGAAGCTCTTATCTTAGTTACTCCATATGGGTCGTGCCGATGTTCAGACTTTCCAAGGACTGTGTATTTTTCTGAAACAAAAGGAGGAATTGCCTGAAATTCCAATTCAGTAAACTCTTCAACTCGTTCAATTTCTATATCGTGAGGACCCATGTCGGAAAGACATTCTTGTAATGCCTCATACGTGATCAATCCTGCATAAGCTTTACGAACACCAGAAATTTTTGCACCAGCGAAATGTATACCAATCAATCTTCTGTTCGAACCTGAATTCGAACGTAAAAATATTGGTGTGCCACAATCACCTACTCTAGAATCCGCAGCATAAACCAGTGTTTTGGGAAGTGAATAATCAACTCCTTCTGCACTAAACCTACAATGCTCAATGTGAGCTGTTGTATGTTGAACTACAGAATCTTTTGGGAATTTAAGACATATATCAAACGTGTGCTTCAACTTCGTTAGTTGTTGTTCAGTGATAAATCTGTTCGTGAAATCACGAACAGCACGGCAATTATTGAACTTTATCAAAGCCGCATGTGAATCTATCAAAGCTAGTTCACTCGTACTTTTGAGTACATTTTCCAAAGTATCCTGCGCGACTAAACCGTCGGACAAATCTTTAACGATAAATTCCGAGGTATTCTTAAATCTGCCTTCTTCAATTCCGGTAATCCATAGATCAAAGAAATGACGTGGAATTAAACCAAAATTGGTCTTTATGCAAGTTACGAAACCAACCCAGATTTCTTCTTCATCGGTTTTGATGTACATGTTGAAAACATTTTTATTACTAACACTA